GTTGTTGGTGGCAAGCATGAGGGCACCGGAAAATTGTTCCGCCACATTGTCGATAGCGGCATCGCTGACGTCGCCCAGGTCGAACTCGTATGTCCTCTCTTCGCCGTTGATAGAATTGGTCGCCTCGTAGATCTTCTCGGTGATCTCCTTGATGTCCACAATAAATTTTGTGGGGTAGCGCATCATCGTCGACGGGGACTGCCTTCTATTTGAGTTGATGAGGGCGTTGGTGTTCCGGAACCTGGCTACCTGGATTGAGGAGGTGTCAAATTTCAGCTTCTGGTAACAGGCATAACAATCGCTGATCCACTCGGTTGGGTAGAGGGTGATCCTTATGGTTGCCGTTGCCGGGAGGCCGACCACCTGTCTCTTCCATTCCTGCCATCCGGTCCATCCTGCTGGGACATCCTGGGTGATCTTTATAAGGGTTGGGGTGAGGGTCCATTCTACCTCGGTCCCGTTCTTCTCTTTCAAGTAGTAAGATCCCTGCTTGATCTCTACCGTAATGTCCACGCTGTTGATTTGCGCTGCGGTTGTGTTATAATATCCGTAGTTAAATTCAAAGACTATAATATCTGTTGCGGTGGTCTTTGATGCCGGTGCGTAGTCCTGGTAAAAGTAAAACAGCGGTGACAGCGCCGAGTTGATGATCGCCACGCCCTCCTTCTCCCCTGGTATGTAGTCTCCTATTGGCTTGCAATAGGGAGATGCTACGCCTCTGGTCCATCCCAGGAAATCGGTACCGTCGAAGGTCTCTCCCTTCAGATCCCAGTTGTTTATCCAACTCTCGACCTGGCCATAGTCCTGCTTGATGGTGATTTTCTTTGCCGGCCCCTGGATCGTTACCAGGCTGCCTGGTATCTGGAGCAGGGCCGAGGCGGATCCTGGCCTGGATATAAATTGGTCCGCCTGGTGGTTGATGGCTGTTTTGGTGGTTGCTGAGTAGAACATCCTGCCGTAGACCGGACTGGCCTTTTGTTCCTTCGGTCTGTAGATGGTAAAAATGCCCAGGCTTTGGCGGACGACGGCGAAGTATTTCTTGGCTATCTGCTTGAGGACCTCGTCGCAATTCTTGTTCAGAAAGTTTGCGGTATTGAGGTTCAGCTGGTCCATTGGTGAGTCTGATGTGCCGGAATTCATGTTTGTCTCGTAGACGTTCACAAATTCCCGGAAGGAGTAATGGCCTAACTTGCCCAGGACATCGAGGATCACCTGGCTCTCCCTGCGCAGCCCGGTATACGGTACGCCTGGGCTGACCTCGTATGGGATGTTCTTCAGCAGCGTGAGTCCGTCTGTGCAATGGATCTTTGTCTCGTATGGGACGGGTCCGTATGATTCCTGGTATTGGCGTGGGTCGATAAAGCCTTCAAAGTACATTGTCCCTCCCATCCAGATCGTGACCCGGTGGGTCATCTCGTCGATGCTGTAAAGCTCGGCCCAGGCAAACATGGAATATGAGTAAACGGAAAAAACGGCCTTGCTGCTCTTGATCGGATCCGCCAGGTCGTCGCTCTCGGTTGTGTGCTGGATCTGGACCGGCTCGGATCCGTAGCCGATCATGTTGGTCACGACTCCGCCGTATCCATCTTTAAATATTTCAATGGTCCACAGGAAGTTGTGTCTGTCCCGGTGTAAGATCTCATATTTCTTTCCCCATGCCATCGCTCAATTCTCTAACTCGGTTCGTCTGCCTGCCAGGGCTATGTTTCTGCCTGTGATTTCTCCGTGTACCGTGATGTCTATTCCCCTGGAGAGGTTCCTGCTTTGCTGGGCTGTCAGCACCGTCTCTCCGCTGGAGAGCATGACCGGCCCGAAGCTGTCGTTAGGGAAGCCTGGGGGTATGGTCCCTCCTTTGGCCATCCCTATGCCGAGGCCCTTTGTCAGCAGCCCTCCGAAAATTTTCCCGAAGCTGGCTCCCTTTTCAATCCCTGCTGCTGCTCCCAGCCCTGGGATCATGCTCATCACCATTGCCAGGGCCAACGCCGCAAGCGTAGCGGCTGCCATCCTGGCGATCAGATCCTTGATAAATGCTCCAAAGGCTTTGCCGAAATCCTCCAGCATGTTTCCGGTCCCGGTAAAGGCGTCATAAAACGAATCCGCCAGGCCGCTGAATACCTGGTCCGTGACCTTCTCCATGTCGACCAGCTGCTGCTTGGTCTTTTCAATTCCCATCTGGAGCAGGGCCAGCGACTCGAGCGCCGGTGCTACCTGTGGAAGGGCTGCTGCTCCGGCGGTGGTGCTGATTAGGCTCTCTCCCTTGCGGGCTGCAGGACCACCTCCTCCGGCTGTAATTCCCGATTCCGTCTCCCCTGGTGCGACAGGCTTTATCTCGATGAGCTGAACATGCGGTTTTTTCGTCATGTTCTCCATCATCTTGTCCCAATTCTCAGCGACGGACTGACCGTAATCCTCGACGGTCTCTGCTATCCCCTGGAGGCCCTGCCTAACGTGGTCCCCTATCGCTTTCCAGTTGCCAGTGAAAACGTCCTTTAAAACCTGGCCTAAAATCTGGAAGTATCCGACGGTGGTCTTGATCCCGGTCTTAAACGAATCCCACATGGTCCTCAAAACGAAGATTATGCTCTGGACGATTAGCCGGAAGGCGGTCGATTCGTTGTAAAGGTCAATAAAATAGTTGATGACGGCGACGACTGCCTTGCGCATCCCTCCAAAGGCTGCAATTATTTTCGGCAGCATCTTGGTTCCCCAGTCGGCAATCCTGCCTAATATCGGCATTAGCCTGGCTCCGAGCAGCTCCTTAAAATCGCCCCAGGCGTTATGCCATCTGGTTATCTTCCCCAGGTCGGTCTTGCCCAGCTCCTCATTCATGTTCCCGACGTTGTCGGTTATGACCTGGGCGAGCATTGATGCTCTCTCCATCTCGTTCCCGGTTTTCATCGCTTCTCCCTGGGCCTCGGAGAATGAGATCCCGATCCTGCGCAAGGATGATACCTGGCCATCGAGGACCTTGCCCATCATGTTGGCGATCCCTACGGCGTCCTGGGCGGTGGCGTTGGTTCCCTTCTGTTGCGCCAGTAGATTGTTCATCGCCGGCAGCAACGATTCCAGGGATTCCTTCTGTCGGAGGAAGGTCGCCAGCTGCTGCAGCCCGGAGAGCTGGACCTCGTCTCCGATCACTCCTATCTTCTGGTATTCGGATGCTTGGTCTGCCAGGTTTTTGACGGTGGCTTTTCCCAGCCCCATTCTCTGCTTCAAGACGGTAGCCAGCTTGACCTCTGCCTCGAGCTGTACCTTGTAGGCATCCGTTGCGGCCCTGGCAAACCTGGCGAGGCCAGCAACGGCAAACAGGGCAGCCATCACTCCGCCGAGCTTCTTCATTGCCCCGGCGAACTTGTTGGTCTTTTTCTCTGCCCCGTCAATCCCTTGATCGAACTTGGTTTTGTCGAGTCCTAAGATTGCCTTTAGTTGTCCTACGATTTTCATCTCTTGTCAGTTTGGCTTTATGTCTGGCCATTTATCTATTAGATCCTCCGCTTCTTCTTGCTTCCACTCCGGGTGCTGGCTCCTCTTCTTGTCAAACGGCAGCGGGAGTACGTCTTTGGCTCTTAGGGTTTTCTTGTGTCCCTGGGCGCTGTTGTTTATAAACATCGCCGTGAACCTGGTCTGCTCCCATCGCCTGTCAATCTCCCTGTTGTACTGCATCTGCAGGAGTAAGGTCCGGAAAGGTGGCATCGAAAAAAACTGCTTTTCTGTCAGCCCCAGCTCGGCGAATGCCATGTCGTAGATGTCCTCGAGTGTTAGACCTCGGCTTTTTTTTTATCTACCTCTGGCATGCCGGCCTTCAGCCAATCTGGAAACTGCGCATATGATAATGTCTCTGCCAGAATCAGATTGGCTGCCCTGGATGCTCCCATGAGCGCCTCCTTCAGCTGCTCCGGGGTGAAGTATACCTTCTTCCCGGCTTTCAGCCTGGCCCATGCGGCTGCTCCGTAGGCGATGGCGTCGATCTGCTGGTCGGTAGGCAGTTTGTCCAGCCCTTCCGGCCCGAAGCCGAGCTTCTCGTATGCTATTAGCCATGCCTTCCACTCAAAGCAGAAGCGGACCTTCATCCGCCAGGGTATGAGGCGGAATTTCAGCAGCAGTACTGTCTCCCACTTTTCCATTAGACGACGGTTCCTTTGGTCGGCTCTCCGGTGACGATCACGTCGACGGTGTAAGATGCGAGGTCGTCGTAGGGTCCGTCAACATGCACTCTGCGGATGTATGCGTCGGCTTGCCAGTAGGTACTGCCCACGTCGGTCCCGCCGTACTTGGCGACGAATTTTGTGCCGGCGGCCAGCAGATCCCATGCCCCGTCCAGACTAAGGTTTGCTCCGGCTGTCGGGTCGTACAGCCCGTCGACGCTGAATTCCATGCCCTTGAACATGGGTAGGTATTCCTTCCATTGGTTGGTGGAGGCGCCGGTGGTTGCTTCAGCCATGTCTGCCTCTGAGTCCATGCTGTGGTTGCGGTATCCGACCAGTTGCTTGGTGTCGAATTGCAGGACGATTTTGTAACCTGGTACTTTTGCCATTTCTCTAAAGTTTTTTAGTTAATAATTTAGTTTTGCTCTATAAAGTGATTCATTCTTAATAGCTTGGTAATTATGTAGTTTGTCTCGTTGGTCTCGTTGGCTGGCTCCATGTCGCCGAAGTTGGCTGTCAAACATTTGAATGCCGGCATCGGCAAGGAGTCCGGGTTGTCGACGATGGGGAGGATCTGCTCCATGATCGCATTGGCTATGCTCTCGTCTCCTTCGCCCAGGGCCTGGATGTCCACTATCCGGATGCCCATCGTCACGTTGAAAATCGCTTTGTCCCCGGTGCTGTAGTTGTTGATGCTCTCGATGAAAAGCAGGACGTAGCGGGTTTTGCTTCTCGGAATCTTGGTCCCGACGGTGACTGCCTGCCCTCCGTATGTGATCTGGCCCTGCAGTATTCTCTGGTAAGCCTCCAGCAGCTGGTTCGTTGGATCCTTGTATTTCATCTCAAAGCCTGTTTAATATATTTCTCCAGCTCCTGGCATGCAAATCTCCAGGCCGGGTACATGTATGGGTGTGGGTTGGTCCCTGGGTGCTGGATCTTCTTGCCGTAGGTAGCGTATCCCATGCTTCGGCTCTTCTTGCTTACTTGCCATCCCTGGGGTGCGCCCCGAAGCGGTCCTGCCAGCACTCCCTTGCTTCGGACTCTTATGGTATGCGGCCTGGTTCCCTCCTCGTATGCCTGGGAGTAATTTGCGGCGCTGATGACCTCCCCGGTGAAGCCGTTGCCGGTGATCACCTTGTGGATGTTGTTCACCAGGTTGCTGCTCTTCACCTTTGCGTTGCGGGTCATGTTCCGGACCTTGAGCTTGGCGAGTTTCTCCATCTGGAGCGTGGCCCTCAATACGGCGGTCCGGAAGGCGCTCTCGTTCTGTATTGAGAAACGCTTCATGTCTCTTTTAAATCCGGTGTTGTCGATCCGCAGGGTTATCGTATTCTTTGCCATTTCAGTCCGTCCTCCCTATATCCAGTTTTATGGTCCCGTCGATTGTGATGGCCACGATCTCGTATGTGTTCCCTCCGTAAATGACCCGGCATTCGCCGTCGGGGTTGATCTGCCGTTCCCTCATCTCGACCTCGTTTATCATTGTGTAGCCCAGCTTGGTGTATTCCATTTTCTTGGGTCCCTTGACTGGCACCACCGATGCCCAGCAGGAGAAGGACCACTCCAGGGTGGTGTAGTCGTTCTGCCAGCCTCCGATCTTGTTTGTTATCCTGGTCGGCTTCTGGACGGTGATCCAGCTGTTGTACTTGGTGGGCCTCATATCATTTTCGTCTTATAAAGCTGCAGCACCTTGTCAATGCTCCCCAAAATGTTAAACTCGTAGTAATCGTCCCGGTTGTCGTACCATTGCATGATCTGCTTGCGCATGGCATCCTTCAAATCCTCCGGCAGCGGTTCGGTGATGTCATTTCCGTAGCCGGCCTTGTATGTCACCATGAGGGTGTCGTTTTTCCCTACGCCGAAGGGCTGGATCTCGATCTCGTACAGGCCCTTCTTGTAATAGCCATTGTTGAGGGTAAGCTCCATCTTCGTTCCCTGGTAGTCCACTACCTCGACCTTGTCGACGCTGATGACCGGGGATATCGGCAGTAAAAATGGGCGGTCGTAATAGTGGAATAGGGTCTCGTAGGTCTTTTCGGTAAACGATAGCCCGGTGCGCCTTTCAAAATGGGTGCGTACCGCTGCTATCATGTTGATGACCAGGATCTCCTCCTCGGAGTTGTCGTCGTTAAACTTGATGAAGTTCCGCACCTCCTTCAGCGTGAGGACCTCCGTCGTTATATTGACCTTGATGCGTGTATCCATCGCTTCGTCTCCTTTGTGAGTTTTTAACCTCCCTGTTTGATGTTCTTATGGGAGATGTTTACCGGACGGGAGCTTTTGGGCTTCATCTGGTCCATTGCTGCCTGGGCGGCCTCGGCTTCAGAAATCGTGCCGGCGTCCAGCTTTGTGGATCCGGTTTTCTTTTCCTCTTTGGTCTCGGTTGCGGCCTTCTCCTCCTTGATCAGTCCTGCTGCCTGCAGTCCTGGTATCTCCGCTGGCAGGACCTGGATCTCCTTGCCTGTTCTCTCTAATATTACATTGACTAATTCCATGATGCCTGTTTTTGGTTTTTAAAAGAGAGGGAGGAGTTTCCTCCCTCTTCTCTTCTGTCTGGTCGGCTGCCCTATCTTTCGATAAGTTTAAAGGCGACCTTTGTAATTCGTAATGAGTCGGTGGCTGCGACGTTGTTGTCGGTCCCCACCAGCACTCGGTAGTAACGGTATGCCTTCGCCGAGGTCCCCAGCTGATACTTGATGGTATCGATTAACTCTTTGTGAGTGGTGTTCGCTGCGCTGGCCAGAATGGCTGCGTAGGTGCTGTTCTCAAAAAGTTTAGCCTGGAGATCTATGTTGTAGGTATCCGCTGTCCCTACTCTTACGACCTCAACTCTTGCGAGGCAGTTGGTCGGGACGTTCTTGTTGGTAGCGATCTCAAAGTACAAAGTATCGTACCCTGCGTTGGTTGCGGTGGTGGCTCCTCCCATGTACTGGTTTACTTTCGGGATGTACTCGTAGTACGTCTGTCCCGGTTTCATCACATAGGATACTGCGGTTCCTGTCTGCGCCATTGTGGCTACGGCCAGGAGGGCGAATGCTATAAAAAAGATCAGCTTTTTCATTTGTGTCCTCCTTTCGTTTAGCCTGCTATCTCCTCAATCAAAGCCTTCCCTGCGGCAAAGGTCCCCGTCACAAATGCGAAGGCATCTGCTGTGGTGATCTTCAGTCCGGAGATCCTCTCGCTGGCAAGTACCAGCACCAGGTCGTTCAGCACATCGTCCTCGTTCTCGTAATGGAATGAGATCCTCATGTTCCTCTTGATGTAGGCTTTCGCCCTTGAAAAGTCACCCAGGATAAACTGACCGACTGCAAGATCCAGCGAGGGGACCAGGGTCACTCCGTTGAAGCTCTTGCCGTCTACTGATAAAAGCGGGTGCTGGATGTAGGATGCGATGGTGGTTTTGAGCAGCCTCATATTGACGTAGCTTCCCGGATTCACCAGGCAGACGTTGGGCATGAAGCCTCTCTTGTTGGCGTCGGTGGTTTTCCCGTTCTGCACCTGGAGGATTGCTGCTGCCAGCACGTCTCCGTCATTGGCATAGGGTACCTTATCGAAATTCGCCGGCAATGCAAAGGCTTTGGCGTATTCGGTGAGTCCCTTCAGATTAACGGCGAGTCCGGTTCCGGAGAGCAGCTGGGCTTCCCTCTTGCGGGGGATTCCGTTGCTTATCAAGTCATTGATCTCGGAGGTTATGTACTCGAAATCCTCGAGTGCTGATTTGCTCACTTTCGTGAAATCCTTGATCATCTTGATGTCCATGCTCTGCTTGGTCCAGGTCTTGGCGGATCCCGCTGATGGAGCAGCCTGCTCGGTGACCATCTGTGCGGAGTCGGTCCTGGTGGTTTCCTCCCACCATGAGACGCTGTCCCGGCCCTGGCCTATCACTCCCTTGTTGATGCTGTCCCATATTGGGGTCCCTCTCCAGGGTGCTGCGGAGACGCCAGGTTCTGTCTGGGTCTCGATTACTCCGGCGTTGATGTCATCGGTATCGATGTTGGCGGCCTTGCGGCTGACCTCGAAACTGGCGATCTCACCTCTTCCGGCGAAGGCCTTTATTTTGGCCTGCATGTCGTCGCTCTTCATCTTCTCAAAGATTTGAGTGCCAACGTTCTTACCTCTTGCGGACTGGATCTCTCCGATCTGCTTGAGTTGTGTGGATATCTCATCGAGTTGCTCCTGCTGCTTGCCTACTGCGTCGGGCAGGATGGGCTTGCCATCCTTGTCGATCAGCTTGTCAATGCGTGAGGTGATGGCGGTGTATTTTGTCTCCAGCACCGTCAGGTCAGCCTTCTCGTTCACCGAGGCTTTCAAATCCGCTATGGATTTGTTGATCCCTTCGGCGATCTGTTCTACTGTTTTTTCTTCGGGCATTTCCTTAAAATTTTAAATGTTTATAAAATAAAGCGATCGTATCACTCTCGAGTGCTGGCGGGTCCGTTGGAGGAGTGCCTTTTTGCGAGTCGTCAGAATCGATCAGTCTCTTCAGTTTGTTGTATGTCTCTTCAATCAGCCGGGCCTTCTCATCGCTGTAGTTGCCCTGGCGCATCATCATTTCCAGGTCTGAGAAAGCCTTAATGTCAATCAGCGGTGTCTCGCTGTTGGATCCCCATCCGTAAACGGTTGAATATTCCATGACCAGTCTCCACTCGGATACCTTCCTGGTGTAGTGGTCCCCGGCCCTGTCCTCTTCGAACTTGATGGGCTGCACCCGGACGGAGTGTTCCAGGGTTTTGCCGTGTTCGGCGAATAGCTTGTAATCCTCGAAAACGTCCCGGCTCAGTTGCTTGTTCATGTTCAGCTGGCTGTGGGCATAAGCTCCAAAGTCGTCCTCTCCCAGCTTGATGGGTACGCCGAGCAGCTTGTCCCTTTCGTGGTTCAGCCAGTGCTGGATCCGGTTGCCGTTGTTCTTAAAAGTCCGCTTAAAGGATCCCGGCATCGAGATATCCCCGTCGGTATCCTCGACATTGAAGGCGTTGACGTAAACGACCACGATCCCTTTCTTGTCGTCCAGGTCCTTGACCTGGTACTCGAGGTTCTTGATTGCTACTCTTGGTTCCATTGTATTTTCATTTTAACTCTTCGTAAAATCCGCATAGGCAGTTGATCGTATTCTCTGCGCTCCCTGCCGGGTCCCCTGGGTACTGGAGGTCCTCTCCCCAGACGATAAATGTGTCATTGATGTCGACCTTCTGTCCGTCGGCCCAGGTATGTTCGCTCCGGGAGTGCGCTGCAAAGGCTGACATCCATACCTTATCCATCTCTACTCCCAGGCTTTTGGTCCCTTCCAGGCTGCCCCAATTGGAGGCCCTGTTTATTTCTGTCCGGACGATGCGCTCGGTCCGGTAGTATTTCATCTGATGCCATTCGCTCTGGATCATGTCCCGGAGCATGGTCTGGGCTTCACCCATCCCTAATCCTGCAGCCAGGATCTCCGGGGTCAGCTTCTTGAGCAGATCCTGGATCAAGGCGATGCTGGTATTGCCGGCTGCGACGACTGTCGTTCCGGCGTGTTGCTCGAGGTATGCTATTGCTCCTTGCATGATCAAATCTTCAAATATCTCATCCTCGCTGCTCTTCAAGGCGAGGGTCTTTTTGTATTGTGTGCGTTTCATCTTCGCAAATGGGACGGCGGTTGCCAGGTAAAGCTGGCGGTAGGCATCCTTGATGGCTTGGTCGTTCAGCGGTGGGATCACCAGGTCCCGGATATCGCTTGTCTCCATTATCCTGGTGTACAGCGGCTGAATCTGTTTGTCGAATGCCTTCTTAAAGACCGGGCGCATGGCGTTCCGGTAGCTTGCTTTCTGCCGGTCTAAACTTGCCCATTGTCTCCTGCGGTCCATCTCTGTTAAAGAACGATCTGGTTAAAATGCGACCAGTTCTGTCACTCGGATCTTTCTCTTTGCGCAGTACTCCGTCATGTTGCCTTCGATCCCTTCGGCGCATTTCTCGATCTGTCGCAGGAGCAGGATCTCTACCTCTTCCCTGGTGAAGCAGGGGATCTCCTCCTGGGGTGTTGCTGGTTTCTTTGCTGTTTTCGTTGTCATTGGGGTCTGTATTTAAATGGCCAGCGTTAGGCCATGTTGTTCATAGAATTTATCGCTTCGCTCTCTGGCGTCGTCGCTCTCTGTGAGGTTCATCGGCATCCGGTTGGCATTCACGAACCGCTGCTGCATCTC